CCCCCCCCCTTTTTTTTGCTCCATCCTAACACAACTCCGCCAAATTTACAAGGCGCTTTATGAGGAGAGAGCGCTCTTTACCTCAAGAACGCCGGAGCCGCAAGGCCCCGGACTGCTTAGGAGGTAATGCAAATGCGTAAAAAGAGGAACAAGGTCATTATCCCGGAGGGAGCCGAATTGACGGACTACCTGAACCGGGGGTTCGCGATCTGCAACCGGTGCGGAGCGGTTATGGACCGGAAAGAAGACCCGAGAGGTGGCTGCGATATTTACGCCTGCCCATCGTGCGGATGGGAGATTGACGAAATGGAGTATGAGTACGAGAGCGGAGATCCGATGGAGCTCGTACAGGACGAAAGAGGCGACGACTACCTGGTCTTCCGGGACGATATGCCGCCCGCCGGATGCAGGGCCTGCGGAGGACCCTACCCTCATTGCAAGGCGTCGTGCAAGATGTTCGACGACTGAGCATTATCAACGCGGAGGAGAAGTCCCGTAACAGGGGCTTTTCCTCTTTATATTTGCAGCAAGCGCAAGAATGACAGGGTCTATTGCGGAAAGGAGTTGTTTTTGATGAAGCATATGACAAACACTCAAATCGACGAGATTAACAGGCTTTTGACAGACCATAGAGAGGCCTTGACCGCATTTTGGGATGAAGCGTTTTATTACGGAATGCGGTCTGGATACAAATGGGTGCTGTGTGGAGCCGCGATTGCAGTTGTGGCGATGGGCGTTGGAGAAACTGTTATACGCATCAGAAACAAGCGAAAGAACGAGAAGGAGTCCTGACCGGGACTCTTTCTTTTGTATTTGGAGGAAACCATGCGTTATCACTTTGAGAAACCTCCGATTTATCTGTCCATGTATGGGCAGCGTTATCGGTGCGACCACCCGGTCTACAACTCCTGCACCCTGTTCTTGGTGGAGGAGCGGGGCCTGGCGGTGATTCAGCAGCGGTTTGACCCGGAGACAAAGGCGACCTTTTGGACGGAGGTGGACGACTGGCTCACCGACCCATTATATTTGCACCCTGGATTCCGGGCGTATTTTGACAGCAGGGCGGCGAAGGGTACGGACGGCCTCTACCCCACAGTGACCATCCGGCAAATGATGTGGGCACTCAAAATGAAGCCTCTGCCAAAGCAGCCGTGGGAGACGGTCTTTGACCATGCGCCGATTTGACAACTCCCTTTATGGAAAACCAACTAATTTTGGAAGGGAGCTGCGGTTTATGGAGACGTTGAAAAACAAGCTGTGCGCGGTTGGATTACTTGTCTGCGGAGGCTTATCGGCCTATGTGGGAAGTGATGGAACGGCGATGGCGCTTCTTGGAACGATTGCTGTTCCGCTGTTCTTTGCGAAGGAAAATTGGATTTACTGAGGGATGGGCCCGGACAAGGGCTCTTTCCTTTTCTGTTTGCGCTCATTTCGCAGGTTCTATTACGGAGAACGATGCTCGATAAGGAGGTAAAGGAGCATGGACGAAATGAGACTTGAATCAAAATTTACGACTGTGATTGCATCGAAACTCGCAGAGAAGCTTGTCCGCGACAAGCTGGGCTATGATGTTGACATCCGGCTCAACCGGCTGCGGACAACGGTTCTGGAGGACAAGATGCATGTGGAGTTGAATGTGGATTTGGAACTCACAAAGGAAGAGCTTGACAAATTGCTGAAAAGCGTCGGACTCTGAGGCAGAGGCCCCGTGACAGGGGCTTTTGCCTTTCTTCCGCAGATTTTGCAATTCCTATTATGGAGAGGAGGTTAGCTCAATGGTAGAGCAACAGGCTGAAATGCCCGGAGGGCACCGGTTCGAGTCCGGCACTTTCTCTTTTTACTTTTATGGAGAAACATAATTTCAGAAAGGAGAAAATAATGGGAAAATATTACATCCATGATTTTTGTGAAGAGCTGAATTACCAGGGTATTATCCTCTATATTCACGAGGAGGTTGACTTTCAAGACCTTTATAAAAAGCTGGAAAACGACCTTGTGAATCATTTATATCGTTTTGATTCTGTGAGAGCAAACCGTTTATTTTACATCGAAAACTGTGATTTACAGGATGCGGACAATAAAGAAATCGCAGAACTTTTCGATAATGAGTATTCGGTTCTGCAATTAAGGAAAGACAAGAATGGTTTCTTTATCAAAATTCCGGAACTTATTGTAGAAGGAGGAAAATAAAATGGAAGTCAAAATCGTAGGCAGTATCCAGTTCAAGAACCGCACCCTCCCGGTGTATGGGAATTTGGACGAGCCCTTGTTCAAAGCCACGGACGTGGCCGAGCTGCTGAGCTATGGGGACAACAACGTCTGGAACCTGACCAACGTCTGTGAAGACGACGAGAAGCTGGTGCTCCCGGCCATCGTGGGCGGGCAGCGGAGAAAGGTTACGTTCGTCACAGAGACGGGCCTGTATAATGTCCTCGCCCAGAGCCGGAAGCCTATCGCACGGGCATGGCGGCGCGTCATCGCCGAGGAGCTGATCGCCCTGCGGCGGTCCCGGGGGAAGAATATCTCGGAACAGTTTGAGGACTGGGATCACCGGGCGGACGCGATCTACTTCGACGAGGAGACCGGCATGCTCATGCGCTCGGTGACGGTTCCGGGCGGCGACGTGGAGCAGGTCCCCTATGAGCCTTGACGCCATGAAAGCGGAACGTGGATATCCCGATGTGGTCATGGGCGACTTTATCGAGGACCTCATCGGCGACATTGAGTATAACATGGGCCTGGTCCCGGCAAATGATTCCTATTTTCGGGAGCTTGGTCTGCAAAGGTTCACGTTGGAGCAGCTGCTTCGGGAGATTGGCCGGGAGGAAGGAGTCTCCCCCACCGCCGTAGTGGCGCGGTTCGTGGAGAGGATGTCTGCATCGGCAAAAGAAACCGGAGACCCCGGCTTTACCTTTTCCATGGCCAGAGACGCGGCCCAGTCCATTCTGGACGGATTATATTTCAGAGATTAAAATTTGAAAGGAGAAAAACGTCATGGCGAAGACCTATCTTGATATTTTGACCAAAAGAGGAATTGACCTCTTTCTGAGCGAGGAGAATCTTGAGGCGCTGCGGAAGTTCGACCCCAGGGTGGAGTATGCCGTTCCCGGCCAGGCGGCGCCGGTGTTCCGTTCCCCCAAGCAGCACCAGATCGAGGTGGGAAAAAACTCCAACCTGATTGCCGATATGTGCTGGTATGGGGCAAGTGAGGCGGAGCTGGTGCGGGCGGTCAGGCACGGCATGGTGGTTCTCGACGCGGACAAGCACCATCTGGACTGGAAACGGTCGGCCGAGGAGCATGGCATCCCGGAGCTTTATCAGAAATACCGCCGGTTCCACCGAAAGCCCGGGCTGACCGAGCGTGAAAAGCTGGTCATCACCGCCTATACCGGCTATGTTCTGGAGGGTACGGCCGGGAAGGTTGTCGATTTCGTGGAAGAGGTGCTGGGGCATTCCATTCAGACGCCGGAGCCGCCTGAGGTTCCTGTGATTTTGGAGGTACATAATGCTCTGAGAGGCGAGTTCTGTGAGATTTGCCGGAAGCATCATCTCTTCGATTCTATTTAAGGAGGGTACGGACGTGAAAGCAAAACCCGCCCTGTTCAAAAGGGCTGGAAAGGCGCTTCAAAAAGCGGCCCCAACCATTTTGACGTGCGTCGGCACTGCCGGCGTGGTAGCCACGGCGGTCCTGGCGGTAAGGGCCACCCCCAAGGCGCTCAAGTGCATTGAGCGGGAAAAAGAGGCCAAAAACGTGGAAAACAGCGGAAATTTGACCCGGATGGAGACGATAGGAGCTTGCTGGCGATGCTATGTTCCCGCAGCAGTCACGGGAATCGCTACAATCGGGTGTATTTTCGGCGCAAATGTTCTGAACCGGCGTCAGCAGGCCTCTCTGGTCAGTGCCTACGCCCTGGCGAGCCGTTCGCTCAACCGCTACAAGCAGAAGGTGAAAGAGCTCTACGGCGAAGAGGCCCACAGAAAGGTGATGGCCGCGCTGGCCGTGGAACAGAGCGAAAAGCACCCCATTTACGCCGGAACCTTTGCGGCCACAACCTCGCTGGGGTTTGAGGAGGCCGACGAGGAGGAGCGGTTGTTCTACGACGCCATCTCCAGCCGGTATTTCCAGGCCACGATCAGCCAGGTCTTGCAGGCCGAATACCATCTTAACCGGAATTTTGCTCTTAGCGGCGGATTCATCACGCTGAATGATTTTTATGACTTTCTGGGCATCAGCAAGACGCCGGAGGGGGACAAGATCGGATGGATGGTTTCGGACGGGCTCTACTGGGTGGACTTCGACCATCAGAGGACGGTGGTGGACGACGGGCTGAACGGCGAGGTGGAGTGCTGGATCATCGACGCCCCGTTCCCGCCGGTCACTTACGAAGAGTGGGAGGACATGGAGATCTGACCAGTCCGCAGAAATAGCATCTCCTATTATGGAGAACCATGAAAAACAGGAGGTTTGAGTTTATGAACCAGAAAACGATATTTAAGGTGCTGTCCCTGGTCGGACTGGCCCTCGGCGGGATTGGAACATTGCTGTCCAGCTGGGCGGACGATAAGGAACAGGACGCGATCATCGAGGAAAAAGTGAACGAAGCGCTTGCCACCCGTGAGCATGGAACATCTGGAAGCGAGGAGCCCTGACCGGGGCTCTTTGCTTTTGCAGGGGCCGGTTTCCATGAATGAACGGGCGATTCTGTTTCTCATGTCGGTTTTGAAGGGGTTTGAAGACCCGCCAAGGTCTGATTGGCCCCAGCATGAGGCCGAGGAAGTTACATTCTCCAGATGGGCCTTGGAGGAGCTGTTGCAGCAGGTCTGGGACCACCCGTGGACGCTGGCCTCGGAGACCGTGGAGCGGTTCGCGTCAAAGCTGGAGATTTACTCCGAGACATGCAACACGGACGCCCAGTACCGGATTTTCAAGATTGCGGCAGAGACCATATGGGAATTCCTCGACGACATCAAAGCGATCGAGCGTTGAGCAAAATTATATTTGAGAGGAGAAGGCATTGTGAACAAACAGGCCATCGCAAACACACTGAAATCACTGCAAAAGACCATGCGAAAACACAGCCCGGCCATTTTGACAGGCATCGGCATTGCCGGGATGGCGGCGGCGGCCGTTATGGCGGTAAGGGCCACCCCCAAGGCGCTTCGGATGGTGGACGACAGGGAGATTGAGGACGAGAAACGCCTGACCACCTCCGAGATCGTCAAAACCACCTGGAAATGTTATATTCCGGCCGCCGTTACCGGCGTATGCTCCGCCGCCTGCATCATTGGGGCCAGCTCCATCAGCGCACGGCGGAACGCGGCCCTGGTCACGGCCTATACCATTTCCGAGACTGCTCTGAAGGAGTACAAGGATAAGGCGGTGGAAGTCGTAGGGCCGAAGAAAGAGCAGGCCATTCGGGACGCCGTGGCGAAGGAACAGCTGGAGCAGGCCGGGGTGCCGGAGCGAAAGTTCATCCCCACCGGCCGGGGCGAGACGCCCTGCTTTGACCCGCTGACCAATACCTGCTTCAAATCGGACATTGAGACGCTCCGAAGGGCGGAAAATACGCTGAACAAACGGATGCGGGATGAAGTAAAGGTCACGGTCAACGAATTTATGCAGGAGATCGGCCTTGAGCCGTGCGACAGCTCCATCGGAGAAACCATGGGGTGGGACATCGACAAAGGGTACATTGATTTGGACTTCAGTTCGCAGCTGGTGGACGGCGTTCCATATCTGGTCATCGGCCACCATGTCCCGCCCACATACCTCGGCTGGTGACATCCGCAAAAATTGCATCTCCTATTATGGAGAACCATCTATGGAACATTATATGACAAGGAGGACTTTACGATGGAAGAAATGAACGCGAAAGTGATGGAGAACGAGGAACTCGAAGACATCACGGAGGCCGAAGAGGCTGAGGAGAGCGGCAGCGCCGGTGCGCTGGTAGCCGGAGTTGTCGGCGGTTTCCTGGCTTACGCCATGATTGGCGGGGTCAGAAGGCTGTGGGGCTTCGTCGGCGCCAAGCTGGCTGAGCGCAAGGCCGCGGAGAAGGCTAAGGCCGAGGTGGTGGACGCGGAGTGCACCGAAGTCGCTGCGGAGGATTCCGACGAGGAAGACTCTGAAAAGTAATCGAGCAAGAGGTTCGCCAAAGGGAGAGTACCTGAAACAAGGTGCTTTCCCTTTTTTCATTTTCGGAAAGGAGAAACCATGAACGGTTTTCTGAAAAACGGCTTGCTGGTGGTGGGCGGCGTTGTTCTGGGAAGTATGGTGACCCAGAAGGCGATTGTTGACACTCTGCACAGTAAGGAGATTGCCATGCGGCAGAATTGGCGCGAGTGCCAGGAGGTTCTGTTTGAAAACAGAAAAGGCGCGGACGATGTGCTTGACAATCTACGCTGGGTTATCTCGAAATACGGACATGCCACGCTGGCTGATTTCTATGATTTGGCCGGGGTGCGGGCTCTTTATGAGGACTGCAAATTCGGGTGGACGTCGCTTCGGGGCGCAAAAATCGTTTGTACCCGGAATGGATACGCCATCGAGCTGCCGAGAGCGACGTCTCTCAAATAACAAGGAGGAGACACAATGGCGGAATACCCCAACAATTCCCACAGCGCACGGGAAAAATCGACCGCTACTGCTGCCGGAAAGACGGAGAAAAAACTGGATAAGGTGGTCACCGGAGCGGCGAAAACGAAAAAGAAAAGCGAGGCCCGGAGGTTCCTCAACATCTTTGCGCCGGATGACGCAGAGAACGTCAAGAGCTCCATTCTTTCCGACGTCATCGTTCCGGGCGTCAAGGCCGCCATCGCCGATGTGATCAGCATTGTCCTGTTCGGGGACACGGGGCGCATCGGCAGCAGGAAAAGCGGCGGTTCCAGAATTGCCTACCAGAAGTATTACGATGACCGGCGGGACGACCGGAGAGAGTATGGGCGGCCCAGGGCGGCGGTCGGGTTTGAGTATGACGACATTATATTTGAAACCCGGGGGGACGCCGATTTGGTGCTGGACCAGCTGGAGTCGGCCATCGCCAAGTATGAGGTGGCCTCGGTGGCGGATCTCTACGATCTGGCCGGTGTTACCTGCCGGAATTACACGGCCAACCGCTACGGCTGGTCGGATATTCAATCGGCCAAGGTGGTTCGGACGTCGGAGGGCTATGTGATCCGGCTCCCGCGGGCGGTTCAAATCAATTAGGGAGGCGCGAGCCATGTATGGTTACGAGACTTCCTTTGGGTACAAGGGCATGGTCTGTGGCAAGTGGATGCTGTTTGCCACGGACGCCGAGTACCACGAATACGTGAGGGAGATGGAAGAGGCATGAAGCTGAATACCGATTCCTTCGTTGGCGTCGGCATCTGTATCGTGGGGTTGCTGGGTGTTGGCTATGCCATCGGCGTCCATTCCAGGATGAAGGCGGTATGTGACAAGCTGGACACCAGCATTGACCGATTGGCAAACGAAACCGAGGTCGATATTCCGGCCAAGGTCATCGACCAGGCGGTGCAGCGTGCGGTGGACCGGGAGTCCTATTCCGCGGTAAAGCGGGCTACGGACGAGGTGGTGGACGACGTTAAGCGGGAAATTGAAACCCGGGTCGGCGCCGCCGTGAAGGAGCACTATGACGCGATTTCGGACGGGGTAACCGACCAGATTGCAAAAAGTGTGGCCAAAATCGATGAAAGCCGCCTCAGGAAAGAGGTTGTGCAGAAGGCCAAGGAGCAGATCGCCGACAAGTTTGACGATAAGCTCGATGATATTTTGGAGGAGTTCAACGGAAACCTTCAGAATGTCGGAAAAATCTATAAATCCATTGCGAAATCATTCTCTAAGGAGGACATTTGATCATGAAAAAGAACGAACTTGTCAAGTCCATGAACCTGACGTTCAACAAGATTGGGTTCCAGCTCCAGAAGAAGAGCCCGGAGATTCTGGTGGCAGCCGGAGTGGTCGGCGTGGTGGTGAGCGCCGTCATGGCCTGCAAGGCCACCCCCAAGGCGCTCAAGGTTGCGGAGAAGACCGGCGATGATATGGACCGGATTCAGAATGCGGAGGAGTCCGGCGTGACCCTGGCGGGTGAGCTCTATACCCAGGAGGACGCCCGCAATGACCGCATTCAGGTCTACTCCCACACCGGGTTCCAGTATGTCAAGCTGTATGCCCCCGCCGTTCTGCTGGGCGCGGCGTCCATCACCTGCATTCTCACCAGCCACAAAATCCTGAGAAAGCGCAACATGGCGCTGGCGGCGGCCTATGCGACGCTGGACCAGTCCTTTAAGGACTATCGCGGCCGGGTGCTGGAGCGGTTCGGCGAGCAGGTGGAGAAGGAGCTCCGGTACAACCTCAAGGCCAAGGAGATCGAGACCACCGTTGTGGATGAAAAGGGCAAGGAAAAGAAGGTCAAGGAGACCGTGGACGTCGTGGACGAGGGCTGGGACCCCTCCAAGTACAGCCCCTATGCCCGCATCTTCGACGAGGGGCACCCCGCCTATATGAAGAACGCGGAGCAGAACCGGTTCTATCTGCTTGCCCGGCAGTCCCAGGCGAACGACCGGCTCAAGTCCCGCGGCCATCTGTTCCTCAACGAAGTCTATGAGATGCTCGGGTTCCAGCTGACCAAGGCCGGCGCCGTGGTAGGGTGGATTTATGACGACAAGGAGCCTATGGGCGACAATTTCGTGGACTTCGGCATCTTCGAGGTTTGCCGCGAGAAGGCCGTGGACTTTGTGAATGGGTATGAGCGTTCCTTCGTTCTGGACTTCAACGTGGTGGGCGACATCACCGACGCCCTGGCTACCCACCAGACCCTGTGAGGGCTGAACCATGAAGAAATTGATATGTTCCCTGCTGGTCGTGGTGATGGCGCTGACCGGCATATCCTTTTCTGGGAAAGCGGAGATGGCTTCCGCCTATGAAGCGGCGGATACATACGAAGCCGTGGTCGTAAACAGCGTCAAGCCTGCCCAGAAAACTGATATTTCGGCCGATATGCCGAAAGAAAAGGCCCCTGCTGTGGAGCAGCCGGTCGTTGAGGAGGCCGTCGCCGCGGAGCCGGAGGTTCCTTCCGTCTCCCAGGAGGAGATCGAACTGATTGCCCTCTGTGTTATGGCGGAAGCCGAGGGAGAGTGCGAGTATGGCCAGCGGCTGGTAATTGATGTGATTTTGAACCGGGTGGACGACCCCCACTTTCCCGACACAATTTACGATGTGATTTACCAGAAGAATCAGTTTTCCGGTATGTATGGAGACCGCATCACCCGCTGTTATGTGAAGGATGAATTGGTGCAGCTGGTGCGGGAAGAGCTGGAGAGCCGCACAAATTACGACGCGGTCTTCTTCCGCACCGGCCATTACCATTCCTACGGCGTTCCGATGTTCCAGGTCGGGGCGCATTATTTTTCAAGTTATGATTAAAGGAGGCGCGCATCATGAAAAACTGTCTCAAAACCTTGCTGTCCTATGCCCTGGCGACTGTGTCCGGGCTGTGCCTTGTCGGCGGCGTCACCATTTTGTCATCCGGGAGGCAGTGAGCATGGAGGGATTTGCGAATCTGGTGTCCATGCTGGACTATGCCGTCAACACGAGAAGAAAACGCCACATCACCGGAGGGCTCCTGATCAGTGCCGCGCTGCTGTTCGGGGGCCTTGCCATTACAGTGATGAGCGTGCGGGATGAGGAGGATGAATACAATGAGTAAACTTGGAACCGTCCTGGCGTTCCTCGCCGGGGCCGCTGTTGGCGGGGGTTCTGTTTGGTATGTTCTAAAGGCAAGATACGAAGAGATTTCCGAGCAGGATATCTGCTCCGCCAAGCAGGCGTTCCGGGCCAGAGAGGAAAAACTGCAAAGGGAAATTGACAACCTCAAGGAGCGGTTGGAGAGCCCGGACATGGATACGGAGGAGCCCAAAACCATTCAGGCATCGGCCGCCAAGAACCGGGAGAAGGGCGACATCAACGACTATGCCAAGATGGTCAACCGTGTGCAGTATTCCAGGACTTCGGTGCCGCAGCCTCCTGAGCATGAGGTGGAGGCGCCCTACGTTATCTCCCCGGACGAGTTTGGCGAGATAGAGGGGTACACACAGATCAGCTTGACCTACTTTGATGACGGCATTCTGTCTGACGAGAACGGAGTCATCATCGACGAGCCGGAGGACATTGTCGGTGATGCGCTGAACCACTTTGGGGAGTATGAGAAGGACTCTGTCTTTGTCCGGAGCGACCCCAAGCGGTGCGACTATGAGATCCTTCGGGATCTTCGCAGCTATGCGGAGTTCCGCAGCACTCTGCCTCCGAAAATTTGAAAGGGAGGTCTAACATTTGACCCGGGATGAACTGAGTGACCAGTATTTTGACTGGATGTATCAGCTCGTGGTTGATGACCGATATTCTAACAAGTCCTATCGTAAGCTGTTTGCCAGACTTTACGATACGGAATTCACTTATACGATTCCGATGGACGGCAACCGGGCCGAAGACGGCATCAATCTTAGATATCGGTTCGGTTGCGAGCAATTATATTCTGACGTCATGGTGGCGTCCTGTCTGGACGACCGGCCATGCAGCATTTTAGAGATGATGATCGCCCTCTCCATCCGCTGTGAGGAGCACATCATGGATGACCCGGACGTGGGAGACCGGACTGGGCAGTGGTTCTGGAGCATGCTGGTGAGCCTGGGGCTTGGCGGCATGGAAGACCGGAAGTTCGACCGATATTTGGTCGACGCCACGCTGGAACGGTTTTTGGACCGGGGGTACGAACGCAATGGAGAGGGCGGCCTTTTCACGGTCAACAACGGCCGTGATATGCGGCGCACGGAGATCTGGTATCAGATGAACTATTACCTCAGCGAAATGATGAAGGAAGGGAGCGTTTGAGATGGGCAAGAAGGGAAAGTTCGTTCCGGTGAGCACCCTGGGCGATTTGACAGACCTGCTGAATCACAACTGCCGGGCTTTGGAAAAGCGGTTGACAAAGCTTGCACGGAGAAACCGCGGCGTTGCCGTACTCGCCATTGCCGCGTTCGGATACGCAGTGTGGTCGGAGATGGAGCGCCGGAAACAGGAGGAACAGGTCTATCAGCTTTCTGTCAGAGTAAAAAAGCTGGAGTATGGTGAAGGAGAGTAATCGGCCCGATGCTGGACTTCTTGATGATTTCAACGCGCAGCGGGAAACGCGGTATCATCGAGATCTATCCCAAGTTTATCATCAAGAAAAGTAACGACCTCATGATCAGAGGCGGCGACTTCTATGCAATATGGATTGACGAACGGGGAATATGGTCGACTGATGAACAGGATGCGGTCGACTTGATCGACCGTGAACTGGACCAATACGCAGAAGAAAACCGCAAGCGTTTTGACGGCAACATCCGCGTTCTCCATATGTGGGACGCGGAGACCGGTATGATCGACACCTGGCACAAGTATTGCCAAAAGCAGATGAAGGACCAGTTTCATATGCTGGACGAGAAACTGATCTTTTCCAACACGAAATCAGGGAAACGGGACTTTGCCAGCAAAGCCCTCCCCTACCCCTTGGAGCCCGGAGATACACCGGCGTGGGACAAGCTGATCTCCACATTATATTCTCCCGAGGAGCGCCACAAAATCGAATGGAGCATTGGCGCCATCGTCTCCGGAGAGTCCAAGCGGATTCAAAAGTTCCTGGTGTTCTATGGTGCGGTGGGAACGGGAAAGAGCACGATTATCAATGTGATCCAGCAGCTCTTCGAGGGCTACTACACCAGCTTCAACGCAAAGGATCTGGGCTCCTCCAGCAACGCGTTCGCTTTGGAGGCGTTTCGCTCCAATCCGCTGGTGGCGATCCAGCATGACGGCGACCTTTCCCGCATTGAGGACAATACCCGGATCAACAGCTTGGTCTCCCATGAGATGATGACGGTCAACGAGAAATTCCGTTCGGCCTATTCCAACCGGTTCAAGGCGTTCCTCATCATGGGCACCAATAAGCCGGTGAAGATTACGGACGCCAAGTCGGGCATCATCCGACGGCTGATCGACGTGACACCCACCGGAGACAAGGTGCCCCCGGCGGAGTACCGGACGCTGACCAAGCAGATCCCCTTTGAGCTGGGTGGCATTGCGTACCACTGCCAGGAGGTCTATCTGGAGGACCCGGACTACTATGACGATTATATTCCCATCTCTATGATGGGGGCCTCCAATGACTTCTACAACTTCGTGGTGGACTCCTACCATGTGTTCAAGCAGGAGGACGGCGTATCGCTGAAATCGGCCTGGGAAATGTATAAGACCTACTGCGACGACGCAAAAGTGCCCTATCCAGTTTCCCGCATGATATTTAAGGAGGAGCTGAAAAACTACTTCCGAAAGTATGAGGAACGGTTCAGCATGGGGGATGGCTCCCGTGTTCGGAACTATTACAGCGGGTTTCGGGTGGAAAAGTTTGAGGAGCAGGCTCCGGAAGAAAAGCCGGCAGCCGATAAACCGCCCCATCCCGCCATCAATCTTGTGGAGGGACAGACCTCCGCCTTCGACCGGGACTGCGCCGGCTGTTTGGCGCAGTATGCCAATGAGGAGGGCACGCCCCGGCGGAAATGGGAGAAGGTCGCAACGAAGCTGTCCTCCATCGACACCACAAAACTTCACTATGTCAAAGTGCCGGAGAACCACATCGTCATCGACTTTGATATTCCGGATGACAAGGGCGGAAAGTCCTTTGAGCGGAATCTGGAAGAGGCGGGCAAGTGGCCGGCAACCTATGCGGAGGTGAGTAAAAGCGGTTGCGGCATCCACCTGCATTATATTTATTCCGGAGATGTGACCAGGCTCAGCCGGGTCTACGACGACCATATCGAGGTCAAAGTGTTTACCGGAAACAGCTCGCTACGCCGCAAATTGTCCAAGTGCAACGACCTGCCTATCGCTACGATAAGCTCTGGGTTACCATTGAAAGGAGAAAACAACGTGGTAAATTCCAAAGTCATTCAAAGCGAGAAAGGGCTTAGAGTTCAGATCAAACGAAATTTGAATAAGGAGATTCATCCGGCAACTAAGCCCTCAATCGACTTTATCTACAAGATTCTGACGGATGCGTATGAGAGCGGTTTGACCTATGACGTCACCGATATGCGCAACGCCGTCCTGGCCTTCGCGGCCAACAGCACCAATCAGGCGGATTACTGCATCAAGCTGGTGAACAAGATGCCGTTCAAATCCGCCGAAGACGGCCCCGCGGTGAAGAACGATGAGGCCAAACTGGTCTTCTATGACGTGGAGGTCTTCCCCAACCTGTTCCTGGTAAACTGGAAAATCGAAGGCCCCGGGCAGACCGTGGTTCGGATGATCAATCCAAAACCCACGGAAATCGAGGAGCTGATGAAGTTTCGTCTGGTGGGGTTCAACTGCCGGCGGTACGACAACCATATTTTATATGCCCGGCTGATGGGCTACACCAATGAGCAGCTCTATAATCTCTCCCAGAAGATCATCAGCAGTGAGAAGAAGGCCCGGAGCAACAACTGCTTCTTTGGGGAGGCATATAACGTCTCTTATACGGACGTATATGACTTCTGCTCGGTTAAGCAGAGCCTGAAGAAATGGGAGATCGAGCTGGGTATCCACCATCAGGAGCTGGGACTTCCCTGGGACCAACCGGTGCCGGAGAATATGTGGCAGAAGGTCGCGGAGTATTGCGACAACGACGTCATTGCCACCGAGGCGGTATTCAACGCTCGGAAAGCCGACTTCGTGGCTCGGGAGATTCTGGCGGACGTGGCGGGGATGACGGTGAACGACACCACCAACTCCCTAACCACCAGAATTATATTTGGCGGAAACAAGCACCCGCAAGACCAGTTCAGCTACCGGAATATGGGCGATGTGACCCAAATCAACGACCCATACCGGGATTTGCCGTTTACGATGGGGAAACCGGAGTTCGATGAATTCACGGTCTTTGACAAGAAGGGCCGTCCCATCTTCCCCGGATACAAGTTTGAAGGCGGCAAATCCATCTATCGCGGCGAGGAGGTGGGCGAAGGCGGTTACGTCTACGCCGAGCCGGGTATGTACGGCGATATCGCACTGCTGGACATCGCCTCCATGCATCCCAGCAGCATCATCGCCGAGGAACTGTTCGGGCCGGAATACACCAAACGGTTCCAGGAGATCAAGGACGCCCGGGTGGAGATTAAGCATAAGAACTTCGACAAGGCGAAAAAGATGCTGAACGGCGCTTTGGCCAAGTACCTGACGGACGAGAGTTCAGCGGATGCTCTGGCCCAGGCGCTGAAGATCGCCATCAACTCGGTCTATGGCCTGACCTCGGCCAACTTTGAGAATCCCTTCCGGGACACCCGGAACAAAGATAATATCGTCGCCAAGCGCGGAGCCCTGTTCATGGTCAACCTCAAGCATGAGGTCCAGAAACAGGGCTTTACTGTTGCCCACATCAAGACGGACTCCATTAAAATCCCGGACGCAACGCCGGAGATTATTCAGTTCGTCATGGATTACGGCAAAAAGTACGGTTATGTCTTTGAGCACGAGGCCACCTATGACCGGATGTGCCTGGTGAACAACGCAGTCTACATTGCCAAATATGCCACGGAGGAGAAATGCCAGCAGGCGTATGGGTATGTGCCGGGTGATATTCGGAAGCACCCCGGCGAATGGACGGCGACCGGCACCCAGTTCCAGATTCCGTATGTGTTCAAAAAGCTGTTCTCCAAAGAGGAAATCTTGTTCGAGGATATGTGCGAGACCAAGTCGGTCACCAGCGCGCTGTATCTAGATACGAACGAGACCCTGCCGGACGTTTCGGGGTATGAGAAGGAGCTGGAGACCCTGCGGAAGAAGTGGCCGGACGAGAATGGGCAGTATCCTCTTGACTACGAAGAGGTGATTGCGGACCTGAAGGTCAAGATTGAGCAGGGTCACAATTATATTTTCGTGGGAAAGGTCGGCTCCTTCTGCCCCATGAAGCCCGGCTATAACGGCGGCTTGCTGCTGCGTGAAGTAGTGGATAAGAAGACTGGCGAGAAGAGCTACGCCTCGGCCGGTGGAGCCAAGGGCTATCGCTGGCTGGAGTCCGAGATGGTCAAACAGCTCGGCAAAGAGGACGGCATTGACCGGGGCTACTATGACGCTATGGTGGATACCGCTGTCACGGATATTTCCAAATACGGCGACTTTGAATGGTTTATCTCAGATGATCCTTATGTGAAGGTCGAAGATGATATGCCGCCCTGGTTCAGTGCCGGGGAACCCCATGAAGACGCTGCGACGCCTTTTGATGTGAGGTGACGGGTATGACCATTTTACTGACGATATTTTGGTTCAATGTTGTGGCCGCCTTCATCTCAGGCGTCACTGGCCGTCCGTTTTGGTGTGTGGTCAATATCGTATTGGCAGTTCTGATGGCTCTCATGGCTATGGCCTATGAGGGCCGTCTGCTTAACCGCGTAAAAAAGCTCGAAGAAGAAATCGAAGATTTGAAAAGGAGATTTTGATTATGGCTAATCCCAGAGTGAACGATAACCTCGTGATCGAAAACGCCCGCCTGCTGTTCCGGAACTTTTCCGGTCGGGAGAGCAAGTACAACCGCGCCGGCCAGCGGAATTTCTGTGTCTACATCGATGACCCGAAGGATGCGCAGAAGCTCATGGACGATGGCTGGAACATCCGGGAGCGTCCTCCCCGTGAGGAGGGCGAAGACCCCCGCTATTATATTCAGGTAGCGGTCAGCTTCGAGAACATTCCGCCCACGGTCTACATGATTCCTGAACGGAAGAAGAAAAAGACCAAGCTGGACGAAGAGTCCATTGATGTCCTCGATTTCGCGGAGATCCGGAACGTGGATCTGACCATCCGTCCCTACAACTGGGTCATCCAGGAGGGCACCAAGAACGAAAAGCGCGGCGTCAAGGCCTATCTGCGGTCTATGTACGTCACCATCGAGGAGGATGAGTTCGCCGAGAAATACGCCGGCGAAGAGTATCCGGAGGAGTAAATATCCACGGGGGCGCTGGTGAATAAGGAGATAGCCGGCGCTCCCTTACCCCCCCCCTGAGAAAGAGGCATTACTATGTACGAACATCAAGCGTTTGTTGATGGCCTGTACGCATTTTTGGATTATACCGAGCCGGACAATTTACGCAACAACATCAAAGAAGGTCTGATGGTGTGCCGACGTACTCAAGACAAAGAAAAAGAATTTGAGAAACGGTGCATTCAGAGATGGGCGATTTCAGAGCTGGCGAAAGCCATTGTGGAAGATCCGGACAATCCCGTCGAGGACGTCGCCTATCGGTTTGCGCTGAAGCTGTACGGCTATGCATGCACTTCTTTTGATGCAAAGATGCGGAATGTGTTTGGCGTTGCGGCAGAGTTTATCGACAAGGAGGTCATCGGCCTCTTCCGAACAGAAGACGGAGTATATCCATAAGCGTTTTACGCACGAAAGGAGAAAATCGTGGCTAAAGAGGTAATTTTCGACATGATATTTAAGGAGGGCGTGGAATGAAACCATTCTGGAAAAATACCCGGAAGAAAAAATCGAAGAAACATTCCGAGCCTTCTCAGCAGAAACCAAGGATACAGACGCGGCCAAAACCGATGGAGGAGCCATGGAAACCGCCTGTGGCTGTTCCGCCAAAGGCAGTACAGACAAAGGAAACGCCGATTGTTCCGATGCTGGAATCCGCTCGGCCTGTTAAGAAAGAGTATGTTCCGCATAGGACGACCATGAGGAAAAGCGAGTATTATCAGGAGTTTCGCTCTAAATTTCAGCAGCTGCTCTCTCCAAGGAGTCGCCCGATTGATATTTGGAGAGACTTCATCGTCATGTCGGCCTGTGCAATGTCCAATACCGTGGACAAATCCCACTATGATGAACGCGAGAAGCGGTATCTTGAAACGATCAACAAATACGAAAAATCTCAGCAGCATATTTTCCCCGAACTCTATGCCGATGTGGTCATGGCCCTGGATGAGAACCCAGAGCAGGACTTTCTCGGCAGGATGTTCATGGATTTGCACCTCGACTACGAGGAGCTGAAACAGATATTTACACCATACCATGTGTGCCAACTGATGGCGGACGTCACGATGGGCGACCTTGTTCAGCAAGTTGAGGAGCAAGGGTATGTTTCCATCAACGACTGCTGCTGCGGTGCGGGCGCAAACCTGATCGCGGCAATCAATTCGGCACGCCATATGCTGGAAGATGCTGGGCTGAACTTTCAGAACCACATTCTGGTCATCGGTCAAGATATTGAGGAGCTGGTGGCCCTGATGTGCTACATTCAAATTTCTCTGCTGGGAGTAGCCGGCTATATCAAGGTTGGAAATGCTCTTACGGAGCCGATGACTTCCGATGATAGCATGGAGAACTACTGGTTCACACCTATGTACTTCTCAGATGTATGGCACACGAGAAGGATGATCCATAGATTTATGGACTTATTTGAGAAAGAGGATAAGTGATGCCCTGTGGCGATCCAGCTTTATGACTATCAGCGCGAAGCCCTGAACCGAATGAAGAATGGGTGCATCCTCTGCGGCGGGGTCGGCTCTGGGAAATCCAGGACCGGCCTCGCTTACTACTATCTACAAGAGGGCGGCCAGCTGGGTACGGATGATTATATTCCGATGAAGAAACCCAGAGATCTCTATATCATCACCACGGCGCGCAAACGGGATACCTGCGAATGGCAAGGCGACCTGGCTCCGTTCCTGCTCTCCCCTAATCCGGACGCCAATTATTACAAAAACAAAGTGGTCATCGACTCCTGGAACAACATTACCAAGTATGTGGACGTTAAGAACGCCTTCTTTATATTTGACGAGCAGCGGGTGGTTGGTTACGGCGCCTGGACCAAAGCGTTTCTTAAAATCGTTAAGTCGAACGATTGGATTCTGCTCTCCGCAACCCCCGGCGATACCTGGCAGGATTATATTCCGGTCTTTATCGCCAATGGATTCTACCGCAATAAAACCGACTTTGTGGATCAGCATGTGATCTATGACTGGCGGGCCAAGTATCCGAAGATTGACGGTTACCGCAATACAGGGCGGTTGATCCGACTTCGGGATAAAATCCTGGTCAACATGGACTTCAAACGGCAGACGGTTTCCCACCATGAGGATGTACGAGTGTCGTATGATATTTCCAAGTATAAGGACATCATGCGGAGCCGGTGGAACCCGTGGGAAGACCGGCCGATTGAGACGGCAGCGGAACTGTGTATGGCGCTCCGCAGAGTCACGAATTCGGATGAGTCCAGAGCAGTCGCGGTATTGGAGTTGCTGGAGGACCACCCCAAAGCCATCATCTTTTACAGCTACGACTACGAGCTGGATATTTTGCGTTCCCTTGGGTATCCGGAGGGCACGGAAATCGCGGAGTGGAATGGGCATAAACACCAGGAGATCCCCACGGGGGACAAGTGGGTGTACCTCGTTCAATACACCGCCGGCTGCGAGGGGTGGAACTGCATCACCACGGATACCATTATATTTTACTCACAGCAGTATTCCTATAAAGTGGCCACCCAGGCGGCTGGACGGATTGATCGGTTGACCACGCCATACCGGGACCTGAACTACTATCACTTGAAGAGTTTTTCTGGGATCGACCTCGCTATCAGCAAGGCCCTGTCCAAGAAGAAGAACTTCAACGAGGGCAAGTTCGTCGGCTGGGCCACGAAACCGTTGGAGGTGAACCACAATGCCGAGCCGGAAAAGCATCGCAGAGCTGCTTAATCGTCGGAGGAGGCAGATTCTGGTCCACAGCGTCATCTACTACAAGATGAACGACAATCTGATTTCGGACAGCACATGGTCGGCATGGGCCGCTGAACTGGAAGAGCTGCAAGCCAAGTATCCGGGGATTGCCGCGAAAGTGCCCTATGCCAAAGAGTTCGAGGGTTTTGACCACTCGACGGGCATGAACCTGCCGCTGGATGACCCTTGGGCAGTCAATAAAGCACGGCAGTTGATCGCGCTGAAAAACAAGGGTGCTTACGGCCAGTATGAACAACTGAAAATTCCAATGTAAAGGAGAAAAACGATGTGCGATGAAACTAAATCTTCGGCAAACCTCATCCCTCTTAAAGACCGCATTCGCGCTTTTCATGATTGCATGGTACCTGCTTTGCATCTGTTTCCGCAGGACATCGCTGAAAAGCTGACAGAGAGTGGGTTCTTTACCGCACCGGCGAGTACAAAGTATCATGGCGCCTACGAAGGCGGTCTGTTTGACCACAGCTACAATGTGGCTTCTGCTCTGGTCACCCTCAGCCACAATAATAATTTGGAGTGGCTGCGCCCCGAGTCTCCGTACATTATCGGCATGTTTCATGATATTTGTAAGCAGGATCAATACCAGCATCCCGTCGATGCAACTTTCTATGGTGGAGGTGAGCCAATTCCCCTTGTTGATGAAAGCAAATGGGAATATGCCCCAAACTTGCTTCTCAAGGGTCACGGTGATAAATCTGTCATGCTGCTCTCCCAATATTTGCAGCTGACTATGGAGGAAATCCTGTGTATTCGCTATCACATGGGTGCCTTTGTGGATCAGAAGGAGTGGAACGACTATACTCGGGCCATTCATGAGTATCCAAACGTGCTTTGGACGCATACGGCCGATATGATTGCGGCACACATCCTGGAAATTGACAAGTGACATACCTTATTATATTCTACTGAACAAGAGGTGAAAGTACATGCTCGGAGCAATTATCGGCGACATCGTCGGTTCCCGGTTTGAGTGGCATAACCGCAAGTCAAAGGATTTTGAGCTGTTCACAGAACAATGCCGGTTTACGGATGATACCGCTATGACGGTGGCCATTGCCAAGGCTTTGCTGGAATGTGACGGCAAATTCGATTACCTTAGCGATAGAGTCGTGGGGTGCATGCAGGACATTGGACGCAGATACCTGAATTGCGGATTCGGACAGTCCTTCTGGCTGTGGCTTCATAAAGAGAACCCGAAGCCCTATGGGAGTTACGGAAACGGCGCTGCCATGCGGATCAGTCCAGTGTCTTATGTGGCCAGGTCAGAAGGAGAATGCATCGCGATTGCAGATGCGGTGACGCAGGTTACGCACAATCATCCGGAAGGCATGAAAGGGGCAAGGGCTGCGGCTCTGACCGTTTGGGATGCTCGGAACGGAGCCACCAAGCAGATGATCAGAAAAGTGGTGGAAGACCAATATTATATTTTGGATTTCACCATCGACGAGATCAGACCAAAGTATCGCTTTGACGTGAGCTGCCAAGGCTCTGTTCCACAGGCAATCAAGGCGTTTCTGGAGTCTGAGGGCTTCGAGGACACCATTCGGCTTGCAGTTTCTATTGGCGGAGACAGCGACACCATTGCGGCTATTGCCGGGGGAATTGCGGAAGCTTATTACGGCATACCGTATAAGCTCTGGGAAAGAGCTATGGACTATCTGCCCCAGGAGTTTCTTGATATTTTGGGAGATTTTCAAAAGAGATACGGCTGAGAAAATAGACCATCCTCAAATCGAGGGTGGTCTTTCTTTGTCTACTTACAGGAGATAATCTACATGGATAAAACACAGCTTCAGGAGTTCATCAATGCGCTCGGCATGATCGCTGAGACAGCGCTGGTCTTCTATCGAAGCGTTCTAGCGGCCAAAGCGACTCCGGAAGAAGCCATCCGGCTGACTCAGGCGTTTATCGCGGCCACATTATACGGCAATAACAAGAACGATAACTCCGGAAAGGAGTAAGGAAGGAGAAAAAGTTATGACAATCGGTGGATGGATTATATTTGCAATTCTTGCTCTGATGGTTCTCGGATTCGGAATCTGCGGCGCATATCTCATTGAGAACGTTGCGGGGAAAAATCATCAGTAGTCAGAATTATATTTTGGAGGTAAGTTATGGCCGGTTTAAGTATGGACATCAAATTGGAAACTAGGCTCTGCGAGGTAAACGGCGAGTTTGGATATTTCCACTGCTGGGAGCATTGGTCCAATGTAATAGACGCAAGTCCTCTGCGGGGTGGTCATCCCGGAGGCCAGATTGGGCAAGTCTATGGCATTGTGGAGTTTTCCGGAGAGGTCCGAAAAGTCGATCCATCTAAAATTCGTTTCAAAGATGAGACGAACGAGCAATGTAGGAGTTTTAACGATGAAAAAACTTCCGAAAATTTGTAGGGGTTGTGTTCACGCCCACCCAATATATGGAAACCGTGATAAGACTGGCAAACGAACAATCTCCAGTTATTTTTGCTCTGCGAAACATGCTGGATTAAAGAACGGAAAAATCAATCCTGGTCTGAAGCAGTGCGATGATAGACGAAAAAGTTGGTGATATTTCGTGTTTGTTGAAACCGAGTCCATGCGAATAGCCAGACTGGAGCAGATGTTGAAAGCGGCGCTCGATAATGATGATGCTATTGTCTTGGACGAAAACGGCGAACCTTTGATATTTGAACGGAAAGATGCGCCAAAAGAAATAGAGCAACTTCGCCCATTTGGCGAGGTTGACATTTCTCGCGAACTGGAACTGATTAAAGAATATAGGGAGAGTGCGAAATGATTCAGACTGATTTTGAACCCTATTGTGAGGATTGTGCAGATCTAGAACCGGTCGTAGAGAGACTCTATGGTGATGACGGGGTTATTCAGCAGGTCATCGCTTGCGAACATATCCGCCATTGTCGAAAGGTGGCGGAGTTCTACCGAGAGAAAGGAAAGCTCGAATCTGGGAAAGGAGAATGACCGATGTTCATTGTAAAAGACTGCACACGGAACCCTCCTTATACTATGGTAAGCAACGATGCCAAAAATGTCCGTGATATTGTCATCGGTATTACTGGAGACGAAATGGTTGGTGACCATGTGCTTCTCCATCTTGGACATATGACTTTCGGACAATTTTTAGTCTGGGGGCAATTATTCATTATCAAATGTGTTCCGGATGAAGATGTGCAGGCATTATATTTGAAAGGAAAAACGATGTCTAATGCATGGCACCCCTGCCAGTATGTCGATTGCAAATTAGAACATGACGGCTCTTGGATAGATGGAAAGTGGTATGAATGGGAAGACGTTCATGGTAACCGCGAGGTTGCTCGAATGAAGCTTGATGCCATAGACCATTTCTATCCGCATGCCAAAATCATCAAAGAAGAAGACGTCTGTCGTTATAGAGAGTTAGAAGAAGGAGAAGACAATGCTGATCATTAAAACTGAGGAAGACCGTGAGCGCTGCACATCTTGCTATGGTAACCACACCATTGAGTTGACTATGGAAGAAGTTGTGGCCCTGTTTGCGGGGGCAACCCTTGGCGATCCAAACTTTAATGAATATGGAGTCTTCATTCGATTGGAGGGAAATACATAAATAAGTATGAGATCGATTCTGCTTTGCATGATTTAGAAACTCGTCTCGATATTTCAATCAATTTTGATTCTCCAGAATATTCAGAACTTTTGTCCATGCTTGAACAACATGGAGTTGAAAACATCTTCAGCTTGGCCGGAATTATATGCGCTTGTTTAAAAGGAGAAAAATCTGATGCTTAAAATTGAAAACACCGAGGTTCTGGGCTGGGAGCACGCCATCCGCGGGATGCGCAATCCGATGAACTCTTGGGAGAAGAGTGATAGTAATTTATATCATACCTCGGTCTACTTCGACGAATGTAATGAACGGTGGGAAACGGATGGACATCGTTTTATGATTGGCCCTAATGACCTCGACCTTATGACTCGTCTTCGCAATGCCGGCACTGATCACCGGAAATTCATGCGGATGATCGTGGTGTATGCGGATCTGACCGGACCGCTGTACTGGTGGAAAGAATTCGATACATATAAGGTCGGGACTGTTGCGAACTCTTGCTCGACGATGCATAAGATCGCGGCGAAGGAGTTTAGTAGAGACGATTTTTCTTGGGAGCATTTAAGCGGCGATAACTGTGTCCCCGATCATGACTATCAGTCTTCTACTTACATTCTGGACTTAGTAATCGAGTCTTTGAACTTCTGGAGACATGAATATTTGACTGGAGAAGAAACAGGTCTCAAGAAGGATAAAAGGGCATGGTGGCAGATGATCCAGCTGCTCCCCGCCTCCTATAACCAGCGGCGGACGGTCATGCTCAACTATGAAGTGTTGGCCAACATCTACAAGAGCCGGCGGAACCACAAGCTGGATGAGTGGCATACCTTCTGCGATTGGATTGAAGATCTGCCTTATAGCAAACTGATCATGGGTCCGAGCCTAAAAGATATTCCTATCAGCAATGAAATTATGGAAGAGGCAAAGCGAAGAGTCCGTGAGGAACTGAATGCTCAGTGGGACAAGTTTTATGAAATGCACAGCGGCCATAAGAATGCTGATCGCGCCGTGTTCCGAATCCGAAAAGAGGATGTCGATGCTGAAACATGGGGCGCTCTCATGAAGGCAACTCAGGAGGGAAAGTCGTTCCATATCTTTGAGGAGGACAAACCTTCCGAGAACTGTTCGGATGGAGCCTGCGACATTAAGTGGTGATGAAAAACAAACTTGATATTTTGGAAGAGCATTTACAGACGTGGACGAAACGGCACCCTTGCTGTTGGTAGCTCCTTCGGAAGTTTGCGGACTTTTGGGTCTTTGTGTTAAAAGTCCATATCTCTATCATGATACTGTACCTACTATTTTGGCGTTAAGGAGGATTGATATTTCGTGGAACGCCGAGATTTTATCAGCTTTTGGAATGAGGCACATACCATTATCGACGACGCCGTAGAAAAGCGCGATCGGTCGGTAGCAATTTATATTTCGCCCGATAGTGGTATGACGCTCAATGTCTATCCCTGGCCGGACGAGGAATCACTTCGAGAGGCTCTGGAGCGCGGCAAAATCACCTACAATGACTATCGCAAAAAGATTGGCCTTGCCCCAGCCACGACTTAATTGACACCCTCCGGCGCACATGGTATGATGAACTCGGATAAGCCAAATCGACTATGCGCAAAAAGTGCAGCTCCTATTATGGAAGGAGGTTGTTAAGCTATGGCTGAACGCAACAATTCTCACCTTCTGGATGGTGGTGATGATCCCATGGGCATGACGGACAACCAGTACAAGGGAATGCTCCTTGACCAGTTAGAAGACTGGCAGGAGGTCCTGGATCTGGCAATCAAGGCCGGGAACACCGAAATCCAGGAAAAGGTCGAGAAACAGATTCGCAAAATCAATGAAAAGCTGAAGTTCTAAACCTCGACCAAAGGGAGAGCCTACGGAAACGTGGGCTCTCTTCTTTTATATTTAGGAGGAATACAAAGATGACACTCCATGAAAAAGTAGTTCTTTCCGCTTATACCGGCATTCTGATGTGCGATATGTCTGAGGTTCATAAGTACATCGAAAAGCTCCTGGGGCGGTCGGTTTGGACGCATGAACTGGCCAGTGAGACCCTGTGGAAGACGATCAAGGAAAAGGCAAAATCCGACTTTCTCAAAATTATTGAGTTGTAGGAGGGCCCAATGCCAAAGATCAATTCGGGAGATAAACTCTATCTATGCGATCGAAAACAATGTGGAGACCGGTGCCACTATCTCGATTGCCGGCATACCACTGATATTTCGCATGCCGTTAATGCCCCCACCTTTCCGGGCGGCTTTGAGGAGATCGGCTGCGGCCCTTATACCTATTTCGTAGAAAGAGGGGTCCATTCTAACGTGAATTGTAACGATTGTGTCTGTGCCCTAGTATGCAAAGAGGCTCAAGACCCGAAGTATCGTAAACAAGTTCAGTCCGGAGAGATTGCCTGCTGTGACTTCCATCCCAGACCGGACGATTCTTTGAAGAATGCCATTTCCGCAGTGGCAAAATTGGATTCTACTTCCGGTGTTCCGCAAAGTGTCTATGTTGTGGAAGAATGTTCGGAGCTTATCAAAGAATGCTCAGAACTTATTAAAATGTTGATGAAAAAGCATCGAAAGAAAGGAAATGATGCGGAAATCATCGATGAAGCCTGCGACGTTCTGACCACAATTCTTGTTATGCTGCACCAATATGGGGTGGATGAGCAGACAATTCGGCAAAACATTATTGCCAAGTGCAGTCGAGCTTTGGAACGGTATGAAAATTCTGGAGAATTATAAGGAGCGCCGCCATGCCTATCAGAGATAACGACCTGCTTGTCTACTTCGGCAAGTATTGTAAATCCTGCAAGCATGAAAAACTGGAGGAGAACGAACCGCCTTGCGACGAGTGCCTGGAGCATCCGGTCAATCTGAATTCCCATAAGCCCATCAATTATGAAGATAAGAACGATTGAGGAGGCCAAGATGAAACTGAAATTTATTGGGGAAGACGGTTCTATGGGATTGCGAACTGGTGAAGTCTATGATACCCGCATCTTCATCAAAGGAGAATGCCTATGGGTCGAATGGAAAGTCAATCTCTACACCGTAAAATCTTGCCCCTATATTTCTACGCAGTCATTTGCACAAAATTGGGAGCTGCCACGATACAATTCTAAATAAGGAGGACCGATATGGCTCAAAAACGAATTAAGATGGTTCAGCATGATATTTTGAACGATCGGATGCGACTTCTCTATGACGACGGAACGCAGGGTATTCTGAAGTATGGAGAAGTCGTTTCTCGTTCTAAGGCACCCATCAGTCTTCAGCCGGAGAGCTTTGTCGGGCTCACGCTCAAGCAGGCCAAGATGAAACTTGGTATTAAGAATTGAGGTGCCCCGATGAGTCAACAATATGATTTATATTTGAAAAAGCATAAAGCAAATGTGAAAAAGGGCTTTGATTGGCTTCAGACCAACATGCCTTGGCTGTTTGAAGGCCGACCGAGTGCCGCTTGGCAAACCGAATTTGAACACGACGCCTCCAAGTCAAACCCCGACGAGTACGAGGCCTATGACGCTTACTTCTACGGCGGCAACCGCTCTCACGCCATTGTGGAGGCGTTTAATCGGGCTTGGCTTCTACATATCCACCGCAATCCTCACCATTGGCAGCACTGGGTCCTGATCAACGACGACCCCGGTGAAGGCGAAGTCCTATTGGAGATGCCCTACAATTATATTATTGAGATGATCTGCGACTGGTGGGCCTTCAGCTGGGAGAAAGGTGACCTGAGTGAGATCTTCTCCTGGTATGATGACCACCAGGCCTACATCAAACTTCACCCCAAAACCCGAGCGACAGTGGAAGATATTCTCTGGGAGCTCCGGGGCCGGCTTGGGTTCAATGTCCTGGCTCACCACGGCGTCAAGGGCCAAAAGTGGGGTGTGCGCAATGGGCCACCGTATCCTATTGACAGATTGAAAAATGCCGGTGGGCAGAGTATAATTGCGGTTGAACATACCGAACTGACCGGACCGCCAAATGGAATCACACAGACGACGAATGGTAAGGGCGGAATCGATCGTAATTACTACGACGGTGCTGGCAAGCAAACAAAACAAATTAGCAATAACGATCATGGGCACCCTAAGCAACATGGCTTTGGAAAACACGGCGAACACGCCCATGATTATATTTATGACGAAAACGGCGACTTAATTGAGCGTCCTATTCGAGATTTGACAGACGAAGAACGAGAGGAGAATGATGATATTTTATGACGATTCAGGAACTTAAAGACCATCTTACCAATTTGGTCGGTCATGTCACTTTCATCTATAACGGTTTCTCCTGCGGCATTGATCCTCTGGCGAAAGATCTATTTGAGGTATGGTGCGGAGACGATGCCTTTTCTGTCAGCTCTGTCGATGAGGTTTTGAATGACGAACTCTTTGACGGAAGATCGCTGACGGATATTTGGGACGATGTGACTGATTTGGACTTCTAAATCTCGCAGGAAAGGAGAAAAACTGTGATAACTATTCAAGGGCAATACAACACTGCTATTTGCTACACCAATGAGCTGGAAGGAGCGGCTCGGGGGCAGATTCAGGCAGTGTGTGACCGGCCCGAGTTTGCGGGCTGTAAAATCCGTATCATGCCCGATGTGCACGCCGGAAAAGGCTGTACCATTGGCACGACTATGACCATCCGGGATAAAATCGTCCCCGGTATGGTGGGTGTGGACATTGGCTGCGGCATGGAAACGGTGGAGTTGGCCGAACGTGAAATCGACTACGCCAAGCTGGACGCGCTGATCCGGGAGAAGATTCCCTATGGCCGGGAAATTCGTGATATTCCCCACTCTCTTAACTCCGAAATCGACTTGACCCAGCTCCGGTGCGCTGACCAGATCAATCTTGACCGAGCGGTTCGCAGCATCGGCTCTTTGGGTGGTGGTAACCACTTTATTGAGGTAGACCAAGCCGGGGACGGACGGCTGTTTCTGGTCGTCCACTCCGGGAGCCGGCACCTCGGAACGGAAGTGGCCGACTACTATCAGAATGAGGGACGCCGCGCACTCTGGGGCGGAGCCAAGCATCAGATCCAGGAGACCATCGCAAAGCTCAAAGCTGAAGGACGGCTCCAGGAGATCCAGAAGACCATTACAGCGCTGAAGAAGGAACATGAGCTGGATATCCCCAAAGACCTCGCTTACGTGGAGGGAAAACTGTTTGACGACTACATCCACGATATGAAGTTGACGCAGCAGTTCGCCGTACTCAATCGAAAAGCCATGGTGGACGTTATCCTAGATGGTATGGGTCTCACTGCCGTAGATATTTTCACCACTATCCACAACTACATTGATACGGACGCCATGATTCTTCGGAAGGGCTCTGTTTCTGCCAAGAAGGGAGAAAAGTTGCTCATTCCTATCAACATGCGGGATGGCAGCTTGATCTGCATTGGCACGGGGAATGAGGAGTGGAACTGCTCTGCTCCGCACGGAGCCGGGCGCCTCATGAGCCGTCGAGCAGCACTCAATATGCTTTCCATAGAAGAGTTCCAGAATGAGATGAAGGGCATCTACACAACTTGCGTAGTGCCTGACACCTTGGACGAGTCCCCGATGGCCTACAAGAGCATAGAGGAGATCGTTTCCCAAATCGGCCCCACTGCAATCATCGTGGAGCGCATCCACCCCGTTTACAACTTCAAAGCCTCGGATTAAACCAAATACGAAAAAAAAGAATGCCTCGAATTGTGTAGCAGCAGTTCGGGGCATTTATATTTTCTGGAAAGGAGCGGCATGAAAGGGATTTATAAAAGACCAGTTAGTTGTTCCCCTTGCATCGACATGGATTGGATGACCCCTGAAAGCTGTGCCGAGTGTGAGCGATTGCGACGTGAAGAGGTCGATATTTTACAGCTCGGCGTTGGGCTCTTCGCAAACAAGGCGGTTGTCAAGCGACCGGACGGCACACTGGCAACAGTTTCGCTTAATGAACTCACTATTACGGATTGATATTTTGAAAAGGAGAAACACACATGGATGAGATGAATGTAAAAGCAGTTGAGACTACGGAAAACAAAGAGTCCCGGCCGAAGATCATCGCGGTGGATTTCGACGGCTGTCTGGTCACAAACAAGTTCCCGGAGGTCGGCGATCCGATCAACAAGACCATCTCTCGGCTCAAGCAGGAGCAAGCCAATGGCGCCAAGGTCATCCTCTGGACCAATCGAGTCGGAGAGGCTTTGGAAAAGGCGCTGGCATTCTGCAAAGAGCAGGGTATCCATCTGGACGCGGTCAATGAGAATCTGCCGGAGATCATCAAGGCCTTTGGGGGCGATACCAGAAAGATATTCGCCAATGAGTATTGGGATGACCGGGCGGTCTACATGGCCGAGGAAGAAGATTCCTGGGCTGCTCAGGAGGTTGCCCTTGCCTGTCAGAGTGAGCGGGAGGCTTCGGAGGGTACGGACGACTGGGCCTATGGCGTGCTCTGCTATGAGAGCGCCCTTCGGGCTTATCAAACGCTGGCCCGAGATGGCCACTCCGGATTCAGTATCCAGATCACCAAGAGCATTCTAAACCGCCTGATCGATGGTAAGTGTCTGACCCCCATCGAAGACACTCCGGATATTTGGAGCGATATCACCGGCGAGTGTAGCTGGAAAGAAGGGTATCAGAAGTACCAGTGTAAACGTATGTCCTCCCTGTTCAAAGAAATCGCTCCGGACGGGACGGCTACTTATTCCGATATAGACCGGGTTTGCGGCATCAACGTCAACTATCCTAGTGCGGCGTTTAGTAATGGGATGATGACTCGTCTTATCGACACGATCTTCCCTATTACCATGCCCTATCTGCCCTCTACCAAGAAGTATCGCGTCTTCTCCGAGGACTTCCTGGTTGACCCAAAGAATGGCGACTATGATACTGTCGCTTATCTTTATATTCTCACACCCGACGATAAGCGGATCGAGCTGAACCGTTACTTCAAAGAAGAGGATGGTAAGATGGTCCCCATCGAGAAAGCTGAGTATGAGGAGAGAAAGGCCAAACGGGTGAAGAAAAAATGAAGCATGGCTGGGATGACATTTTGCGTTTTCTATTCAATGCTGTTTTGATCCTGGCCATCATCGGTCTTCTATTCCTCGTGAAATTACTCTTTGACTTTGTGAGGTGGGTACTGTGAAAAATTTTGACACGGTTTTGGTCGGCTTTGACCACAGCCACGGCGACCCCGCGGTATTGATCGTCGGGCGGAAAGCACCTGGCGATAATGTTCGCATCATCAACCAGTTCCAAGGCAAAGAGGCTGAGGAACTGTATCAGAAACTTGTTGGGGAGGAATAAAAATGCTTGAGAAAAGGCTTGGCAAAATTGACTTTGCTGAGTTTGGTACTATGCGAGATTATTCATTTCAACTGGGGCTCCAACTTGGGTTCTCGATGTCTGGCAGTGGCGTTATGGATGCTGGTAAATATACGGTGAATATGTCTCCCGACTGCCACTGGGAAATGGAAACTCGCAACAGCAATCTTGCAGAATCCCTTGACCACGTGACTAGAATCCTCAAGGATGCAAAGGTGAACTATGTTTCCGAGTTGCTTGGAAAACCTGTCGAAGTAACTTTGGAAGATGGCGTGTTTAAGGACTTCCGAATTCTTACGGAGGTTCTTTGATATTTGAAGGAGGAGAAAAAGCATGACTATCGGCGGTTGGATTGCATTTGTGTTATTTGCGGCACTCATTTTATGTGCCGGCATCGCGGGCGCGTGTCTGATTGAGAACGTCCTCGGAAAGATTATCAGTGTGGCGGTTGCCATTCTGCTGATTTTGGGATTGTTCTTCGGTATGCGCTGGTACTTCCAGAACACCGCATCTGGCCAGCGGGCCATGACGGATCAGAAAAGCGATTTAGACAATGGACTCGAACGGACGGTGACAATTTATACAGCCGACGGAGAGATCATTGCACAGTACACCGGGAAAATTGATATAGAGGGCAATGACGGCGGCTATGTTCTCTTTGACTATGAGGGGAAGCGCTATACCTATTACAACTGCTTTGTAGAGTCCATCGCTGAAATCAGGCCTTGATATTTTCGGAAAAGGAGAAAACATGAAACGCATTTACGTCGGCGCACTCTTGTGCGCTATTTTGTCGTTAGGGCTATTGACTGGGTGCGACCAAGGCGTTGCTCGCTCTTTTGGTGGCGATATGACTTTGGAACTGGAACCCGGCCAAAAACTGGAGATGATCACTTGGAAAGATGATTCTTTGTGGTATCTCACTCGGCCAATGCAAGATGGAGAGGAGCCGGAAACACATACTTTCCAACAGTCATCCGAGTTCGGAGTGTTTGAGGGCACCGTGACTATCGTTGAGTCTGCTGAGGAGTAGTTCACATTGATATCTGAAAAAGGAGAAAGACCGAACTATGAAGGAGAAGTTTACCAAGAAACTATTTGGGAAATCATCGCCTAAGTCATGGAAGCCTCCCTACCCCTCTTCTCCTGTGCAAAAAGTCCCCCAACCTCAAGCATCAAATTCTGAAACCACTCAGAGAAAACTCAGTCCACGGGAACGATTTGAGCCGATTATTTCCAGGCCCATAGAACTGGAAAAGGTAACCCTTCACCTTCATGATGCAGATGGTGAACGCGAAATCAAAACCTGCTATGGCGATATTTATAAAATCGTCAATGCTCTGATGGATTATGCCAGACTGCTGGAATTGGCCTGTGATGAGTGGGGATTGGAAGGGTTCCATCGTGCCACTTATGAATATCATGCTGAAAAGCTTCGCGCCATTGCGAAAAAGTATCAAGCCGGGATCGGCTATGATTACGACGCGACTTTGGTTAGGTGCGAAGCGAAAAAGAAAAAGCCGCATAAGGA